TTTTGATCAGCATCTAAGCCTTCTGTGCGTTGCTGTTAGCGCTCATCGTGCATATCTTTGAGTTGTTCTAGTGCTTCTTCTCTAGAACTCATACCGTCTGCACCATAATCTGCTTTGTAATGTAAGCAGCCCCATCCATTTTCATCTTGATATATCTCGCCTACTGGCTTACCATTGCGTGACTTAATTACTTCTGCGTTAGGATACACTGAATCCTCTTTAACTTCTTTTTTATCAGAGATACCTTGTTGCTGAATCTTGTGACCAGCGTAGCCACCTAATGCCGCGCCAGCAGCAGTACCTAATCCTGGAACCACGCTACCTAAAGCACCGCCTAATGCTGCACCGATTCCTGCACCGGTTAAGCCTTCATCTACACCTAATCTCTTGTTAGCGG